ATAATTGGGGAGCCGCCAAAGCGAGAGAGTTGGGCGAGGCTGTAAACCTCGTGGCATTGTGCCTGAATAAGTGCGAATCTTATGCTCCTCACCAAATGAGAGTTGAAATATGAAATACGATAGATTTAATTTAGAAGAAGAAATTCAGAATGTATGGCAGACAAAAGATGACTTGAATGCCATAACAGAAAGATATTATGATGATCCAGATGGCCCAATGACTGATGATGAACTTTCAAATGTTCTGATTGGGTTGAGTGAATTACATGAAACAAGAATGAAAAAACTATGGAGAGTTTTTGAAACAATGATCAAAGAAAAATGCTTTGATTAAATTAACACTTTTATGAGATATGATAATGACTACAAAAAAGAAGAAAGAGACGCAAGCACAAAAAATAGATCGAATGGCGAAGTTGAGGGCTAGAAAAAAGCCCGCTGAATATAAGAATGTACATCCGTATGTTTTATCTCTTATTGATGAAGATCCATATTCTTTAGTTAATGTTAAAAATTGGATTAAACATAATAAAGAAATGATTACTATGCTTACTGCTCAATCACGGAATAAAGAAATATCTGTAAAAGACAAACAACGTGCCTTAACAACAGTAGAAAATAAAAAAGCATATATTCGATACATAGAACATTACATTAGAACTGGTGACTGGATAGGCATGTTTAGTGGACAAGATGAGACGAAAAAAGTGATCCCTCGGTGTGTTGCGATGGCATATGAACCAGATGGTACACCAAAACGAACTGTAGGTATATTCTATCCAGATATTAATGCTGTATGGACAAACGAAATGGAAAATCGTCCTGTGAATGTTCAACCCAAAAAGAGGATGGCATTAACTGACAGGCAATTTGATGCATCGTTATAATTATACTTGACAAATCATGATTACATGGTATAATATATACTATACAACCTAAATTATTAAGATTGGAAAAAATATGGTAAAGGCAGTGAATCAAGAAGAAAATTTTGAAATATTAGCTCCCCCTCAACAATCCTCCGCAGCAGATTCAGTAACAATATCTAACCCAGATGATGATGTTGATTTTGAAATTGATTTCGATGGTGATTCTGGTACTCCAGCTGAACTTGCTACATCAATAAATGCAATGGGCGGAACGGAGCTTATGAGAAAGTGGCTCTATAAAGAAATAGAACAACGTGAACCTGGATTAATAGATCAATTTCAATTTATCTCTACAAGAGTTAGAGAACTTGAAGAAGATAAAAAAAGAGTTCTTTGGATACATGATTTAGCACAAGACCCAGAAGTTCAACATTTAAAAAATAAAGAAAATTGGGACAAGTTTGAGCGTGTAGTATTTGTTAGTCACTGGCAGCAATATCAATTTTATGTGTATCTAGGATTTCCGTATGAACGTGGAGTAGTAATACAGAATTCCATATATCCTATTCCAGAACATACGAAACCGAAAGACGGTGATAAGATAAATGTGTGTTATTTTTCTACACCTCATCGTGGACTTGAAGTATTATTAAATGCTTGGGACTTCATGAGGAATACTCTTAAGGAAGGATTGAATGCAGAGTTAAACATTTATTCTAGTTTTAAGTTATATGACCGTGGACATTTAGATGAGCAATTTAGACACATATATAAACGTGCAGCTGAAATGGATGGTGTTAATTATCATGGTACAGTATCAAATGATGAAATCCGTGAAGCATTGAAGACACAACATATCATGGCATATCCAAGTGTATACGAAGAAACTAGTTGTATTACTTTGATTGAGTCAATGAGTGCTGGATGTTTGGCAGTTGTTCCTAATCTTGGAGCTATTCCAGAAACTGGGGCAAACTTCCCTTGGATGTATGGTTATGAACAAGACCCAGATAAACATGCACAAGTACATGGTCATATTTTAGGGCGTGCAATTGAGCATTTTTGGGATGATGATGTACAAAATTTATTGAAGATACAACGTAGTTATTTTGATATGTTTTATAATTGGCAATTACGTAGTGGACAATGGCAACAGTTCCTTCACGCAATTCAGTCACCTATAGAAGTAATGGAAACTGACGAAAACCAAAAAAAGATACATGGCACTATTAGTTGATTTTTCACAAATCTTTATTGCTTCATATGTGACAGCAGGAAAGTATGGTGATACCAGTATGGATACATTGAGGCCATCGGTATTAAATTCACTACGACAATATAGAACTAAGTTTGCTAGTGAATATGGTGAATTGGTTTTGTGTTGTGATGACCGAAAATCTTGGCGGAAAGAACTTTTTCCGAATTATAAAGCATCAAGAAAAAAAGCGAGAAGCTCTAATTCTCATATTGATTGGCAAAATCTATACGAAAGTTTAAACGTATTGAAAGCTGAATTAATAGAGTGGTTCCCATATAAAGTTTTACAAGTTGAAAAGGCAGAAGCTGATGATATTATCGCTGTCTTAGTAGAACTATCTAGTGAGAGAACCTTGATCTTGTCTAGTGACAAAGACTTTATTCAACTCCACCAATTTAATGTTCGACAATATTCCCCTATACAAAAGAAGTTTATTGACGGAGATGCTAAGTGGTCACTTCATGAAAAACTTATAAGAGGTGATGTGGGAGATGGTGTTCCAAATATTTTATCGGATGATAATGTGCTTGTTGATGAAGGAAGGAGACAAACTCCAATATCCAAGAAGAAGGTTTCTGATTGGTTTGATCTGGAACCAAATATGTTTTGCAATAATGAAATGCTACGTAATTTCAATAGAAACAAACAATTAATTGATTTGAGTGAAATTCCTAGTACAATTCGTATAAATATATCTAATCAGTTCGAGAAACCACATGTTGGAGATAGAAAACGATTACTTACATATTTTGTAGAACATAGATTAAAAAACCTAACAGAGAACTTATCGGAGTTTTAATTTATGGCACTTAGTATACCAATTATATTTGAGGACATCGCAAAGGCAAAATCTATCACAGAACGTAAAAAGATTTTGCTAGAAAATAAATCCACACCGTTAATGGAATTGTTAAAATATGCATTTCATCCAGATATCAAATTTGCTCTGCCAGAAGGCGCACCTCCCTATAAAACGGTAGGTTCACCAGACGAATATAACCCCACTTATCTATATCCCAATATTAGAAAATTTTATTTATTCATTGAGGGTGGTCATAGTAGTCTGGGTCAATTAAGAAGAGAGCAATTATTTGTTCAGATGTTAGAAGAATTACACCCGACAGAAGCGGATTTGGTAATTCAAATAAAAGATAAAAAGTTGAACTATCGGGGTTTAACTTATAATTTAGTAAAAACAACTTTCCCGGATTTAATACCATAATGGCAAATTTAAAAAATTTAGATGACAGAATAGTAAAATTTAAGCGTACGTCTAGTAGTGGCGAAGCAGTAACGAAAGAGGTCGAGATTCGAAAGTTACTCGCACAAGCTGGTGTACCACGTTCTTTAACTGTCAGGCTAACAAACCCCCTAAACGTAATAACTACGTTTCAATTTGATAGGGATGCACAAAAATTTGTTGGCACATTAGGTACTTATACCTGGGAATCGGATTTTGACTGGAAAGATTTTATTAGTTCGAATATATTGGGCAACACTGATACGTATATTAAGAATCCGAGAAGAGCACAGCGTAAAGTTTAAAAGAACGGTAACCCAAATATAAGAGGACTATGAGAAACGTAAGTTTATTTCTTATTGTTTTCCTTACTACTGGTTTTTTGGGTAGTATTGGTGGAACGTCAACTGTAAGTAACCAACATGAAATGGTATACGTATCGGCTGAACAACAGAAGATGAGTACTATTATTAGTAAGACTGATGAAACATTACAGATTAAAAAACAATTACATAATGAACAAGTAAATTGTATGGCAAAGAATATATTTTTCGAAGCAGCTGTAGAAAGTACAGCAGGAAAATTAGCAGTTGCCCAAGTAACATTAAATAGAGTAAATTCAACATGGTATCCAAATACAGTATGTGAAGTAGTTTATGAGGGTTCAACTTATACGGCAAGTGATGGTCAACAATTACCAAGAAGAGATCGTTGTCAGTTTTCATGGTATTGCGATGGTAAAGATGATATACCACCAACAAACAGTAGGTCATGGGATAGTTCATTTTTGTTAGCGCAATATGTTTTGGAAAATAAGGACAACCTCGTGGATATCACTGACGGTGCGCTTCACTA